GACCCACACCGAAGCCACCAAGCAGAAGATCGCGGGCGCCCGCCTGGGTGTCCCGCACACCGAGGAGACCAAGCAGAAGATCTCCGAGGCCCTGAAGGCCTACCACCAGTCCCGCGCCGAGGACTACGAGATCGAGCACACCGACGACCACAGACGCAAGCTGTCCGAGGCCATGAAGGCCTACTGGCGGCGCAGGAAGGCCACAGACGAATGAAAGACAACCAACTGTCTCCCATCAAGGGCAACCGATTCACCCCTCAAGTCCAGCGCCTCGCGTGCCGGATCTACGCCGAGACCCCGTCGATCGCCGACGTGGCCGACGCCTGCGGCGTGTCGGTCCGCACGATCCGCCGGCACCTCGCCGCGGACCCCACGTTCGCAGAGTGCATGGATCACGCCCGCAGCCAGTTCGTCGGCAAGCTCGAGAAGGCCGCGTTCGAGCGCGCGACCGAGGGCCACACCCAGAGCAAGCCCGGCCCCGGCGGAATCTTCTACGACGTCACCACGAAGTCCGACGCCCTGCTGATCCACCTGCTGAAGAAGCTGGCCCCCGAGGTCCACGGCGACAAGACCATCGTCCAGCACATCGACGACAACAACCAGAGCATGGACCTGGAGAACCTCACGCCGGAGAACCGGGCCCTGCTGGAGCAGATCCTCCGCGGCCAGCTCAAGTCATCCGGCGAAATCCAAGTGGACATCGAACCGATCGACGAGTAGCATGGCGACATGCGACACCCCGAGTTCGAACCGCGGCCTACCTGTCCCGAGTGCGGAAAGATCAGCCGGCCCGAGACCGCGGCACCGTTCGGCATTGCGAAAAAGATCGCACACCGCGTGCTCGAGGGCGTCTACTGCTCCCCGGACCACCTGCTCGACGCCTACCAGCGCGGCTACCCGCAAGACCGAGCCCGACGCGCATGACCTGAGGCCCACAGACCAACGCCGCCCGTGTGGAGGCGATGCTCGAGATCGTCGAGCGAATGCGCAAGGAAGATCCGGGCGACGCACGACAGCGGGCACGACTCCGCTACCTCGAATCCCTGCTCCGCAAGATGACATGAAAACCGGCGAAGAACTACTCGGCCAGCAGCCCACCCAGCACATCACCGAGATCTACAAGAAGGCCCTCCGCCGGGTCGCCGTCCGCACCGTCGACGGCAAACCATGCTGGTGCCTCGTCACCCGCGAAGAGGCGCTCGACGCCAACCACCGACACGACTACCGCTGCAAGATCGCACGCAACCTAGTATGACATACCACCCCACCTTCCCGAGCATCGACAGCTGTGTCCGCACGGCACTCGAGGATCTCCAGCTCGCCACCGTCGACGACCTCCACAAGCGCATGCCGCACTACCCGCGCAAGGACCTGCAGCGGGCTCTCGACGAGGCCCTGCGCCAAAGAAAGGTCGAACGGACCGGAGACCTCTACGAGACCCGATGAACGTCAACGACGCACTAGCCCAGGCCCTGCAGAACCCCAAGGCCGCCCTGCACCAGCTCGAACGCATCCGCTGCGAGGAGAGCCTCTACGAGTTCGTCCAGGCCGCATGGCCCGTGAAGCACCCGGCGACGCCGTTCGTCAAGGGCGAAGCGATCGAAACCGTGTGCCGGCACCTGGAAGCCGTGACGCGCGGCGAGATCACGAAGCTGTTCATCAACATCCCGCCGGGCTGCACGAAGTCCTACATAGTGAACGTCATGTGGCCGCTCTGGGAGTGGGGCCCACAGAACAGGGCCCACGAGCAATACATCTCCGCGGGCTACAACCTCAACCTGCCGACGCGCGACCTGGGCTACGCACGCGAGATCCAGAAGTCCGAATGGTATCAAAGCCACTGGCCGATCGAGAACACGAAGGACAACGACGGCAAGGAGAACTACGCGAACACGCTGACCGGCTGGCGCAAGGCAACTGGCATCGGCGGTGAGCTGACCGGGTTCCGTGGCACGCGCTTCATCATCGACGACCCGCACTCCACGAAGACCGGCGAGTCCGACACGGAGCTGGCAACCACCCGCACATGGTTCGGTGAGGCCACCCCCAGCCGGTTCAACGACCCGAAGAAGCCCGTCTACGTGCTCATCATGCAGCGGCTGAACATCCTCGACCTCAGTGGCATGATCATCGAAGACCTCGCCGAAGAGCAAGGCTGGGTCCACCTCGTGCTGCCGATGGAGTTCGAACCGAAGTTCGCATCCTACACCCCAGTGCCCCACCCGAACTCAACCCCCAAGCGCATGCGGCGCGTGAAGGAAGACGGCGAGCCGCTGCCCTACTACGTCGAAGATCCCGACGGCGAGCTGATGTGGTGCCAAGACCATCGCACGCTGGCCGGCGAACTCCTGTGGCCCGAGCGGTTCGACAAGGAATCCGTCGACATGCTCAAGCACCAGTTCCGCGCGTCCGGCGGATCCTACGCCGAAGCCTGCCAGCTGCAGCAGCGGCCGGTGCCCCGAGCGGGCGGCATGTTCAACCGGGAAGACTTCAACTTCGTCGACGTGGTGCCGAAGGGCGGACTCGACGTCCGCGGCTGGGACCTCGCAGCGACCAAGGACGGCCAAGCCGCCTGGACCGTGGGCCTCAAGATGAAGCTCTTCAAGGGCGACATCTTCATCACCGACGTCATCCGCGACCGGCTCTCCGCCGGGGAGGTCTACGACGCCATCCTGCAGGCCGCGACCCAGGACGGCGTGGGCTGCGTGCAGTCCCTGCCCCAGGACCCGGGCCAGTCGGGCAAGAGCCAGAAGAAGTCCCTGGCCCAGCTCCTGCACGGGTTCGACTTCCACTTCTCGACAGAGTCAGGCGACAAGGCCGACCGGGCCCGGCCGCTGGCGGCCCAGTCCGAGGCGGGCAACGTCTACATCCTCCGGTCCCACTGGACCGAGGCCCTGGTCGCCGAGCTGAGCCTCTTCCCGGGCAGCAAGTTCAAGGACCAAGCTGACGCCGCCTCCCGGGCCTACAGCTGGCTGGTGGACGGCGAGACGTCGACCACGGTCGTGGCGCCCAAGCTGATTTCCTGAGAAACTCCCGTTGACACCGGGAACTCGAGCATCTACCATGCTTCTCGCTCGGTGCCCGGCCAGTGCTCGACCAACATCACACACCATGCCGCGAGCCAGACCCCGCACCCGCGTAGGCCCTACCACATCTCTCCCTGAACGGAACCCGCATGACTGAACAAATCGACCTGTTCAAGGCCGCAGACAAGGACGAAGGGCGGCGAGTCCCCGACGCGGACTACCGCTCGAACGACGAGGTCACCATCGGCGCCCCAGGTGTCGCCATCCACGGCGGCATGATCATGACCGAGGAGAAGGACTCCCGGCTCAATGGTCGCGACAAGTATCTGACCTACGGCAACCTGCTGGCGAACAACCCGATCGTCGCAGCCGGCGTCCGCTACTTCCTGAACATCAGCTCCGGCGCGAACTGGAAGGTCCAGGTCAAGCCCGAGAACGAGGGCAACGCCAAGGCCGAAGAGATCGCCGAGAAGATCGAGCTGGTCATGCACAGCATGCGCACGCCCTGGCACAGGGTCATCCGGCGCGCCGTCATGTTCCGCTTCTACGGCTTCAGCCTGCAGGAGTGGACAGCCAAGGCTCTCGAAGACGGGACCATCGGCTTCGACGACATCGCCCCGCGCGCACAATCCACCATCGAGAAGTGGGACACCGATCGCACCGGCAAGGTGCTCGGCGTCTCGCAGCGCAGCCCGCAGACGGGCTCCGACATCGACATCCCACGCAAGCGGCTCCTCTACTTCGTAGACGACTCGCTGCACGACAGCCCCGAGGGCCTGGGCATCTTCCGCCACCTCGTCAAGCTCGACGCCCGACTGCAACGCTACGAGATCCTCGAAGGGTGGGGCTTCGAGCGCGACCTGCGCGGCACGCCGATCGGGCGCCTGCCGCTGTCCGAGCTGCAGAAGCTGGTAGAGCAGGAGAAGCTCACGGAGGCAGAAGCCGCCGCGATCAAGCTGCCGCTCGAGACGTTCATCAGCAACGCGATGAAGGGCAAGGACACCGGACTGACGCTGGACAGCGCGGTCTACAAGGGCACGGGCGAGAACAACCAACCGACCAGCAACGAGCAGTGGGGCATCGAGCTGCTCAAGGGCGAGACCACCTCCCAAGAGGAGATGGCCGTCGCGATCGAACGCATCAACCGCGAGATCGCGCGGCTCCTCGGCGTCGAGCAGCTGCTGCTCGGATCCGACAGCCGCGGATCACACGCACTCAGCCAGGACAAGACCCAGGCCTTCGGCGTCGTGATCGACTCCGCACTGCAAGAGGTCGCCAAGACACTCGAGCCCGACTTCCTCGAAGTCCTCGCCGACCTGAACGGGTGGGACAAGGAGCTGCTGCCCACGTTCCGGATCGAGAAGGCCCAGTTCCGTGAGGTGGGCGACGTCGTCTCCGCACTCAAGGACATGGCCCTGGCCGGCGCGCCGCTGCCCGTCAACGACCCGGCGATCAACGAGATCCGCAGGATGCTCGGCCTCTCCGACCAGGAAGAGCAGGACGAAGAGCTGGCGATCGCGCTCGAGGAGCTGCCGCTCGTGCAGCAAGAGCAGAGCGAGAAGCAGCAGGCAGACCAAGCCAAGATCGCGCTCGAGGCTGCCAAGAACCCAGCACCTGTCGTGGCACCGGGCGGGAAGCCCGGACAGCCAGGACCGAAGCCGGGCGCCAAGCCCAAGCCGGGCGCCGACCCGAAAGCACCAAGCCCAGGTAGCGAGCCCCGCACCGGCAGCGACCTAAGGTAGAACCAAAACAAGAGCCACTTTCCGGCGCAAGGTCAGGCGCCCGTGGCGCCAGACCAAAGACACATCCATGGGAATCATCGACACAGTCACGATCGGCACGGACACCTTCAGTGTCTACGCCCTGGCGTCCGCGGTCACCGATGCCGACTCGTTCTGGAACGGACGACTCGGAGCGGAGCGCACCGCATGGGAGGCCGCGACGACGGACGACAAGGGCCGGGCCCTCCTGGTCGCATCCGACTGGATCGACCGCGGCAGCAAGTTCACTGGCGAGGTGACCGTAGTCGGACAGCCCCGCGAGTGGCCGCGCGATGGCGCGACGTGCAGCGGCACGGCAGTGACCGACGGCACCGTGCCAGACGAGCTGGCCTGGGCCACGTTCTGGCTGGCCGGCGTGATCCTCGCCGACAACGCGGCGCAGAACTCAGACGGCACCGGCTCGAACGTGAAGTCGGCGAAGGCCGGCTCGGCCAAGGTCGAGTTCTTCTCGGCCACCTCCGGCAACCGACTGCCGCGCACGGCGCAAGACTACATCGGCTGCTACATGGAAGCCGGCACCAGCCTCCTCGGCGGCACGACCACGGCGTCCTCGAGCGACTCGAGCGCATTCGACTGCGACGACTTCGGGCGCGCGGAGGGCTACAGCTGATGTCCGTCGACCTCATCGTCACCCTCTACACGGACGCCGAAGGCAACGATCGCTTCAAGGTCCAATACCCACTCACCGTCGACGACCTGCTCGACGTGACCGACCAGTTCGAGATGGTGGTAGCGCAGACCAGCGACAACCGCACGGGCCTCATGATCGTGAAGAAGGAGAGCGCCAATGTCGGGTGACCTGTTCAAGAGCTTCGGCGTCAACCTGCCCAAGCTGATCGACGACAACCTGGGCAAGGCCCTGCTGCCGGCGACACTGACCAAGGTCGTCGTGGGCACTCGCACAGACATCACCGGAGGCACGAAGCCCACCGAGGTCCCCTACACGACGCGCGGCTTCATCGACTTCCAGAACCAAGAGTTCCAGAACCCCACCCTCGCCATCAACGGCCGCAAGGTCGTGGTGCTGCTGGGCAACCCCCTGCCGTCAGGCATCTTCCCGGAGCCCGGCGATCGCATCACGATCGAGGGCGTCGAATACCACATCCCCAACGACGGCGAAGTCGACCGCGACCCGGCGAGCGCCACATACACCTGCACGGTGAGAGAGACATGAGCAACGTATCCAACCAACTGAAGACCCAGCACACGCTGGCAGTAGACGCCAACAGCCTCGCCTCTGTCACCGAGTCCATCGACCTGGAGCTGTGCCGCGAGGTGTTCTTCACCGTCGAGGACTCGAGCGGCGCGCACACGACTCACGTCCTGACGCTGCAGATGTCCGCCGACAACACGAACTGGCACAACCACGGCTCGGCTGCGGTCACCGGCCTCGGCTTCTCGTCGGGCACCGTCGGCTCTCGCTGGTGTCGGATCAAGGTGACGACTGTCGAGGGCGGCGCAGGCGCCGTCAACATCAGGATCAACGCCCGCGCATGAGTCGCCGCTCTGTCAGCATCTTCGGTGCTCCCGCGGAGACGCAGGAGAAGCACGTGGCCAAGGTCACCAAGACCGGCGCGCTGCACGTCGCGCTGGGCGACAGCCCGAGCATCGACGCCTTCGACCGCGTGCGCGTGTCGAACCCGGTGACGCTGCTGGACAGCATCCTGAAGTATGACAAGCAGGAAACCGTCTGGTATGAGCAGCTGACCGGCACCGCGACCAGCGTGCATTCGTTCGACGCGGCTTCGATCCTGCTGACCGTCAACGCCAGCGGCGACAAGGTGATCCGCCAGACGAGGGAATACTTCCGCTACCAGCCCGGCAAGTCGCATTTCGTCCTTCAGACGTTCGTCCTGAACGGGCTCGGCGAGACCACCAACGTGCGCAGGCGCGTGGGCTACTTCGACGGCGAGAACGGCATTTTCCTGGAGCTGACTGCCGCAGGCATCGCCGTGGTCCGTCGGTCCAACGTGACGGGCACGCCAGTGGATACGCGCGTGGAGCAAGCCGACTGGAACCTGGACACGATGGAAGGCGAGCTGGACGTTTCCAAGACGCAGATTTTCGCGACCGACATGCAGTGGCTCGGCGTCGGGCGCGTGCGTGTAGGCTTCGTGATCGACGGGCTGGTGCGCTATGTCCACCAGTTCAACCATGCGAACATCCTGGAAGACGTATACATGACGACGGCGCAGCTGCCGGTGCGTTACGAGATCGAGGCGACCGGCGCACCGGCGTCCGCCAGCAGCATGAAGCAAATCTGCTGCGCGGTCATGTCGGAAGGTGGGCTGGAGACGTTCAACGGCATCCCGCACTCGATCAGCTCCGGCGCACCTGTCGGCGTCAGCGGCACCCACGTGCCGCTCATGTCCATCCGTCCGAAGGCGACCTACCTTGGCG